TCCGTGCAGCTGAAGAACTAGGCAAACACGGCCTCAGTGATTTCTTGGCCAGCAGGCAAGATGCTCATGCCAAACACAGTTGGATGTTGAGAGCAACACTTAAATAAAACATGCCTGTAAAACTAAGTCCAGAAATTGGCAGTAATTTCTGCTATGCCCCTTGGACCAACATACATATCAATACTGAAGGAGATTTCAAAACCTGTTGTGCGGGCGGAAATGGTCTTGGCAAGTTAAAAAGCACACCTATCTATAACATTTTGTCTGGTAAAAAACTACTAGAAATAAAACAAGCAATTTACAACAATCAATATCACGAAAATTGCGAGGGGTGTGTAAAAGTTGAAAAACATAGTTCATCAAGTGAACGCACCTGGTATGATAGTATAGCACAAAAAGAAATCATTGAATTAGATAATATTGAGGATTCTAATCTACAAAGTTTAGATATACGTTGGAGTAATACTTGTAATCTAAGTTGTGTTTATTGTGGTCATTACGCAAGTAGTCAATGGTCTACATTAAAAAAACAACCTGTAGAAAGATTGGATTATAAAAACACTCTTGATAGTATTTTAGAATTTATAGATTCAAATAAAAAATCATTAAAAAACATATCACTATTAGGCGGCGAACCCTTATTACAAAAAGAAAATGAACAGTTGCTTGATGTGGTGTCAGATCAAGTTTCTATTTACGTCATTACAAATTTAAGTGTACCTTTAGAAACAAATAAGATTTTTAGAAAATTAATAGAAAAATCTAATGTCACATGGGACATTAGCTTCGAAACCGTAGAAGAACGATTTGAGTACGTAAGGCATGGTAGCAGTTGGGATTTGATGTTAAAAAATATTAAATATCTCAGAGAAGCAACAAAGGACAAACCAGGTCAGGCTATTGCAGTGACCAGTCAATATAGTGTGTACAACGCACTGAATTTATCTAACATATACGAATCTTTTATTCATTATAACTTACCATTTATGCGATGGAGCGAGTTGCATCATCCAGCAATTTTAAGCGTAATAAATTTGCCCCAAAAATTTATAGAGAAGGCAATTGGAGAATTAAAAATTTGCATCAATAATCAATATCCATCACCATTTTTAGAACAAATGTACCGCAGTTTAAAAAGTGTAAATAGTAACACTAAGAACTGCAATGAACTAATACAATGGCACATTGATCAAGAAGAAAATTATTGGCCTGATTTTAAATATAAATTTGCAGATCTGTGGACAGAATATAGAGAATTATAATGTTATTAGTTTATATTCACGGTGCCAGTGCCACCAGTGAAAGTTTTAACTACATCAGACGACAAATCAAAGGCAAAACGCTGTTGATCAATTATGACAGCAGAAACGGGTTTGAGAAAAATTTAGAAAACATGAAAGAGCTACTGAGTGCTCAACGAGACATGTTTTTTATTTGTCACAGTCTGGGTGGTATATACGCATTACACCTTGCACAGGAATTCGCAGATCAAGTGCTAGGTGCAGTGACATTGAGCACGCCATATGGTGGTGCTGAATCAGCGGATGTTGCCAAATACTTTTTACCCTACAGTAGATTACTCAAAGACATAGGTCCCAATTCTTGGGCTATGAAAAAAGCACACGCATTTGATCTACATCGTCCATGGACCAACATTGTGACCACAACCGGATCGGCACCTTGGATATCTGCACCCAACGATGGTGTGGTTACTATTGCCAGTCAAAGTCATAGGGCGGACATCATGGAATTAATCGAACTGGAATGTAATCATTATGAAGTTGTACTTAATGATCACGTGATTGAAATTATCAAAAAGAAAATAACGGATGTTAGGTGAAATACCATACATGATAGTTTGGGGTTTCTTTAGTGCAATGGGCTGGATGACTGCCAGCTACACAGTGGATCAATTGGTGCCAAGAAAACCAAAACCGGAAACACAGATAATAAGTCTTCACCTTAGGACCGTGAAGAGCCGGCTGCTGGCTTACTCAAGGGAGTCGTGCCCCAAGAGTTAAAGTGAGCAAATTTTTATTGTATTTTTTAGATTCCTAGTATATAATATTCAAACTTTATCCAGGAGATGTTATGAGTTCAAGAATGTTCTCTGCAGAACAAAAAGCCAAACTTACACAAATCATCAATGAAGGCATGACTATCATGCAAGAAGTTGAAGATCTCAATGCCGGTTTGGGCGACACTATTAAAGCAGTGGCAGAAGAAATGGAAATCAAGCCTGCCATTCTCAAGAAAGCAATTCGTGTGGCTTTTAAATCTCGCCTGGGCGACGAGAATGCCGATCATGAGGAACTTAACACTATCCTCGAAACTGTAGGCAAGACTCTTTGATTGAAATAAAATTTGGTCCTGTTAAGGAGCAATTTGGATTCCAAAGTTTTCGCAGTTTTTTAGATCATGTTGACTGTTATCAACATGTGAAGCACGTTCAACACGGCACCAGTGTTATTAAATTCTCATATGGTGATAGTGGAATACCCGTATATGATTTTTTTGAATTGATTAACTATGATCAATTGCATTTTGATACCTTGAATGTAATTGCGGTAGAAACACTAGGACAATTTTTGTTGATTAAGGACAAGTTAGATAAAACTAAAAATTATATAGTATTCAGTGAATCCCATTGGGATACACAAAAATACACCGTAGATTTAAATTATGAATTTGTTTACATGCCATGGGATCTGATAGACTGTCAAAATAGACTGGCAAACAGATCTAATCTGTATTTTCATTTGTTTGATTTAGATTTGTTGACTAAGTATCAGCCTAAATATGATTTTCTGTGTTTAACAGGACGTTCAAAAAAATGGCGTGATAAATTTATAAGCAAATTAGAAACTGAACTTGATCTAAAAAATTCATTGACTTCATATTATGGTAAATGTTTGGGCCATTCAGATCTATTAAAACTTGATATACACTATGAAAGATCCAATTCCAAGTTGGAATTTGAAGACAAGTTTTATCGGCCTATAAACGTTCCTGGTACCAATTACAAATATAATCTCAGCTATTTTACAAAAAATGAACTGTTCCATCAAACAAAATTTAGTTTAGTAGTAGAAACTGAAGCCGAATTACAAGAATACCATGTGACAGAAAAAACAATGAAATGCATTGTACTTGGACATCCATTTGTAGTGATGGGCACTCCCTACTATTTGGAATTTTTACACAGTTTAGGTTTTATGACTTACAGCCAACTGTTCAACGAAAACTATGATAGTATTCTTGATATTGACGATAGAATGAATGCTGTAATCAAACTGGTAAGAGAACTACAAACTCAAACTTTCTGTATTAAAACTTTACACGAAATTCAACAACATAATATAAACACCTTGATACGATTACGCAGCCAAGACACCTATGAAAAATTTTTAGGACTTTTTAGTGTTTGAAATATTTCGCCCAACTGTAGATTGGATCAAAGATGATTGGTATAGCAATCCTGTTCGCTTTGTTGCCGAGTTTGTTGCTTGGCTTATTAGTATTGGCTGTGCTCTCGGAATGGCGCTTACCGTTCCAGATCCTCCCCTCTTGGTACTTTACCCTGTGTGGATTGTTGGTTGTACTATCTATGCTTGGGCAGCTTATACTAGGCGGTCTTTTGGCATGTTGGCTAACTACGTCCTGCTCACTACCATTGACGCTGTTGGGCTTGTGAGGTTATTGACCTAATGTTAATGATTCTATTTGAAATAATTTTTTATTGGGCGTTGTCAGGTGCATGTATTGTTGGTTGCATGTGGCTAGGTTTACGTGTGGCTGTTTGTTGTGAAACATTGTTTGACTTTTTTGTTAATAAAAAATAAAATATACACATGAGTTATGTTGACGCACTATATGATCGAAACCAGGATCGCATCCACATTGTGGAACGTGTCGGGGGTGAACGGGTTTATCGAGAATACCCGGCCAATTACATATTCTACTACGACGATCCGCGTGGTAAATTTCGTACTGTTTACGGTACTCCTGTTAGCAGGTTTTCAACCAGGTCGAATAAGGAATTTCAGAAAGAGATACGTATTAACAGCAACAAACGTGTTTGGGAATCAGATATTAATCCAGTATTCCGTTGTCTCGAAGAAAACTATTTGGGGGCTCAATCTCCCAAGCTACATACTGCGTTTTTCGACATTGAGGTTGATTTTGACCCGGAACGAGGTTTCAGTAAACCCGAAGATCCGTTTAATCCGATAACTGCTATCAGTGTTTATCTAGACTGGATGGATCGACTGGTCACCTTGGTTGTTCCTCCTAAAAGTTATTCATGGGCCACTGCAGAAGAAATTTGTGCCAGGTACGATAACTGTTTCTTGTTCGAACGCGAAGAAGATTTACTCAATACTTTTTTAGATATCATCGATGATGCTGACATCTTGAGTGGTTGGAACTCAGAAGGCTTTGATATTCCCTACATGGTCATGCGTGTGACTCGAGTGCTAAACAAAGACGACACACGTAGATTTTGCCTGTGGGGGCAACTGCCTAAACAAAGAACATTTGAACGCTTTGGGGCAGAGAATCTCACATTTGACTTGATTGGTCGTGTGCATATGGACTATATGCAACTGTATCGCAAATACACATACGAAGAACGCCACAGTTACAGTCTGGATGCCATTGGCGAATACGAACTGGAAGAACGCAAGACACAGTACGAAGGCACACTGGATCAATTGTACAACAAAGACTTTCCTAAATTTATTGATTACAACAGGCAAGATACCATGCTTGTTGCCAAGCTGGACAAGAAATTAAGATTCTTGGATCTGGCCAATGAACTGGCACATGATAATACAGTATTACTTCCGACCACAATGGGAGCTGTTGCAGTTACAGAACAAGCAATTATCAACGAAGCACATCAACGCGGTATGGTAGTACCTAACAGGAAAGGAAGAGATGACCAAGGAGACACACAAGCGGCAGGTGCCTATGTTGCTTTCCCCAAGAAAGGCATGCACGACTGGATCGGCGCAATCGATATCAACAGCCTCTACCCGTCAGCAATCCGCGCTCTTAACATGGCACAAGAGTCGATTGTCGGCCAGCTCAGACCGATAATGACCGATAGGTATATTCAAGACAAAATGAGTGCAGGGTCAAGCTTTGCAGATGCCTGGGAAAACATGTTTGGTAGTCTTGAATATACTGCTGCGATGGCAGGTGAGATTGGTACGGAAATCACAGTTGATTGGGAAGCTGGTGGGTCAGATGTAATGAGTGCTGCTGATGTTTGGCGCATGATCTTTGACAGCAATCAACCCTGGATGTTGAG